AACTGTTGAGCACAGTAACAATTGTTTGTTATTGTTATGCGTGCTGTTTTTGAAGCCTTCCGGGCATTATACTAAGAATGATAATTATGGTAAGATACTCTGGACGGGAAGCAGCTTTTTTACCACCCCAGAGGATGTCCCGGATTGTAGCAATTACAGAGTATTGATATTCCATAATAGCATCGGCGCCCATTCGGTATGGCGTGATTCAATCTTGACTTTCACGTATTTGGCTAATAGCGACCTTTACATAGATACCTTCTCAGTAATCCGGAATGGCAATACGATCCGGCTTACGAATAATACAAGATACTGTGCTGGCACAATCTCAACATCTGACATTCCGATAACTAAAATTATTGGGATTATCTAATGGATATCAGAAGTTAGCGCTTAATCCAGTCTTGTCCAACCTGGGAGCGCACAGACAGCGGTACCATCTACCAGTATATAGATATAATAATTTCCATAGGAGTCCGTACCCCATTTTACACTAACAGTATTGCTATCGTATTTTCCACCCATATCAGTCTGATCACGATATATGGTTGCTTTTTTATCTATCTTAGTATTGAACACAGTAATAAAAATGCAGAAAAATAAGTTTTGCCTGAATTTTTATACTGCTGGGCGCAAT